AAGCTGGGGTTAAGCACCCCAAATTGCGCCTTGATACTTTTGTTTTCAGCCCCGCTGGCGAGGCAAGCGCAAACGCTGGTGCCATCTACATCAAAAACAAAGAAGATGGCGTGTACTTGGGCAAGGTCATGGGTGGCCGCCTCTTTACATCACGCGACTGCACCACAGAGGCGGCAGAGCGCATTGTGGCGGTCTCCAGCGACCCCAAGCAAGCCGCCATAGCCTACGGCATGAAATTTGGCGCTTGCGCCATCTGTGGCCGTCAATTGACTGACAGCGACAGCATTGCTCGCGGCATTGGCCCCATCTGCGCAGAATATTACAACTTTTAAGGAGATACGTATGACAAACAAAGACTACAAGGAGGGCTTCGATGGCGGCATCGACTTTGCCCTCACGTTTGTGGGCGAGGCCTACGGCACCAAGTTTGCCGACCTCAACGAGTTGGTTGAGTTCATTGAGCGCATAGAGCAGGCACTCAAAGCCGCTCAACGCGCTGTGCAGGAGGAATGATGAGCACTCAAAAAGTTATCGCCAGCACCTTGGGCATTGACCAAGCTGAATTGTCAGAGTACAGATACCAACCAACACGCACCAAGCAAGCCATTTACTCAATTGGAGATAGATACTTTGCTTGCGGGAAAAAGGCTCCAAAAGATGAAGTTGGACGGGACTGGATGGTTGAAAAAGACCAATTCTTTGCCAAGCTAAGCGGGACTGTCTTATGGTCATCTGCTCAATGCACTGCGCAGGAGGAAGTATGAGCACAATACCTTTGCACAAGAAGAATAAAAAGTAGTAAAATCAGGCACTGCAACCTACCTCGGAATAGGGATCATGCCTGAAACGTCAGCATCACAGCCAAGGGCCGCTAAGCCACGCAAGGTGGCCGTCTCCGCGCCCGCCAAAAAAACCCAAACGGTAAAACGCCCAAGAAACGTCAGCACATATGATCCCGATGTAGCAAGGGTGATATGCGAACACCTGAGTGAGGGAATACCGTTAAGACAGATATGCAGAGAGAACGAAGGCTTCCCAGCTTGGAGGACGGTTTACGATTGGATGGGGCGCGACCCCGAACTGGCCGCATCAATCGCACGCGCACGCGACATTGGCTATGACGCTATCGCTGAGGAATGCTTGCAGATTGCTGACACCGTGGCTTTTGGTCAGAAGCAGGTGATGACTGATGAGGGCACCGCCACCACCATCGAGGACATGCTCGGGCACCGCAAGCTTCAGATTGAGACCCGCCTCAAGCTCTTGGCCAAGTTCCACCCCACCAAGTACGGCGAGAAGATCGGCGTGCATGGCGTGGCAGGCCAGCCCCCTGTATCCACTGAGGACACTGGCGTCACCCGCCTCTTCGAGTTACTGCGCAACGCTGAGCTAAAGACCCGTGCTGGATCTGCTTGACGCTGAGACGGCAACCGCGTTCGCGGGCCTTGGGCCCCTTGACCGCCTAGCCATGATCAAGCACATGGAGTGGGTGAACAAAGCCCACCCCTATCAGATCCCACCTGACCTACAACAAGATTGGACAGTATGGCTTCTCCTCGCTGGGCGTGGAGCGGGCAAGAGCCACGCAGGGAGCCACGCCCTGTGGTGGTGGTGCTGGACGCACCCCAACTCACGCGGGCTCGTCCTAGCCCCTACCAGCAACGACGTCAAGTTCACCTGCTTCGAGGGAGTGTCAGGCCTGATTGCCAACATCCCTCGGGAGCTTGTGGCCAACTACAACAAGCAGGATCACGTCATTGACCTTGTCAATGGCTCAAGCATCAGGGGCATCAGCGCTGACTCGTATGAGCGCCTGCGCGGCCCCCAGTTCCACTTCGCATGGTGTGATGAGCTTGCGGCCTTTCAATACCTGCAAGACGCGTGGGACATGATGATGTTCGGCCTGCGCCTTGGTGAACAGCCAAGGGTGATAGCCACGACGACGCCCAAGCCCAAGGACTTGATCATTGACCTTGTGGGCCGCGAGGGTGACGACGTGGTGGTAGACCGCGCCAGCACCTACGCCAACATGGCCAACCTTGCACCGAGCTTCGCCAACCAGCTAGAGCAGTACAGGGGCACCAAGCTCTATGACCAAGAGGTGATGGGCCAACTCGTTGACCTCGAGGATGGCAAGGTGGTCAGCCGCGACATGTTTGAGCTATGGCCAGCGTTCACCGCCGACGGGCACCCTAACCCGTTCCCTGACTTTGAGTTCATTGTGATGTCGCTGGACTGTGCGTTCAGCGAGAAGACCCACAACGACCCAACAGCCTGCACCGTGTGGGGCGTGTTCAAGCCACTGGACGGCCCCATGTCTGTCCTGCTCATCGACGCATGGGCTGAGCACCTGAGCTTCCCTGACCTCAAGCCAAGGGTCATCGACGAGTTCTACACCAGCTATGGCGAGGGCAAGAAGGCGAAGAAGCCTGACCTGATGATCATCGAGGACAAGGCGGCAGGCATCAGTCTTATACAAGAGTTGGCTCGAGCGGGGTTACCGTGCAGGGCGTACAACCCGGGTCGCGCCGACAAGATGCAACGCCTACAGATCTCAGCCGCCGTCATTGCCGCTGGGCGTGTGTGGCTCCCCGAGAGTGAGACCCGACCCAACATGGTCAAGACGTGGGCCGAGGGCTTCCTGTCTCAGATCTGCTCATTCCCTGACTCCGCGCACGACGACTACGTCGACACCACCACGCAGGTGCTCCGCATCTTGAAGGACATGGGCTGGCTCGACATCGACCCACCTCCTCTGTATGATGACGACGATTACGCAGACGACTACAAACCTAAGAGGGTGAACCCCTATGCGGCATAACCATGGCTGATCCAAGCAAACTAATCCGAGGGGGCAAAGGGGCTAAGGCCGTGATGTCGCTGGCCGATCAGGTCAGGGCAGAGATGGCCGCTGAGAAGGCGGCAACGCGTGCCCGAGGCTTTGGTGTCGCTGGCGAGGACTACGCTGACCCTAAGGTCAAGCCCACCATGAAATTCTCTGAGGCGCTTGGTAACACTGGCTCCGAGGGCAAGACCCTGAACCTTACTGAGGCTGACCGTTCACGTGTGCAAGGTGAAAACATGGGAGGCGTGGGCTTCTCAGGCTTACAGCTTTATTCAAAACCACATAGGGACGCCAACGTGTCGTGGGGCTTTGGCAGTGAGGAGATAGCTAAGCGCAAGTCTAAGAATGCCGATCCTGAGAAGAACGTATTCACAACCTACATTGGCTCACCTGACCAGCACAAGTCCAATAGCATCGTGGTCAGGGATGCGCTCAAGAACGTGCAAGCGGCCAACAGCCAAAACCTGATTGACCCTGCGCAAATCAATTTGATAAATAAACGCATACGTGAGGCAAGGAGTAAGAGTGGCACGTTGCTGTTCCAGTCTGACTTTGACGTCACCGACCCCCAAGCAATGAGCGCGGCAACCACCTTTGACCGCCGCACTGCTATCAGCAATGCATTGATGGGTATAGGGGTGCAGGGCCCCATGAAAAAGTTGGACTTTAAAAAAGCCAACCCCAACCTCGAATACAAAGACCCAGCGCAGATGGACAGCATATTGAGGCGTGAGACAGAGCCAATGCTGGAGGGCTTGCCTAACTACAGCGTGGGCCCGCGCCTGTTCACCTTGGACGGTGGCGTGGTCTACCGACCTGACCTCAACTTTGCGTTTCCGCATCAGACGACTGGCACTGACATGGGCGTCATGTTTGAGATGCCAACAATCCGAGAAGCCGCACCTGACTTTATCAAGAAGAAGGGCTACAAACCCAAAGACGTAGTAAACGCACGCGCCATGTCCATGGGTGCGCCGACTCAGTTTGTCAGTGAAGAATACTTGACCAACCTACAAAAGATTGGCAGGAAGAAGGGCGGCTTAGCCAGCATGGCCAAGGGCGGTGCGGCGCGTGGCATCAAGAAGCTCAAGGGTATTTACAACGAGGTAGAGACCAGCATGGGCAGGGGCAAGGGCGCTGACTTTGAGCAGACCGCATCGCCGCTAAACATCATCAAGGAGACTGGCGGTAATTGGTCACCCTCAGGTGAAATGGTTTACAAGTCTAATCTTGACCGTGAGTTAGAAAAACTTGAAAAGGGTAGATTTAATCCTAAGAGCAACAACATTAAGCTGATGCTTGAAGATGCTGTAAAAGCAGGCGACGCTCGTCAGGTTGAGGTCTTAACTACAAACTTACGCAGTGCCATTGGAAATGAAGCCGCCAACAAGTGGGTGCAATCCAACCTCAAGAACTACATCACTAAGCAGATGGCGACCAAGGACGACCCTGTTCGCAAGTTGGCTGAGGAAGGTATAACGGCGTTTCCTAAGAACGTAGATGAGTATGGTGACGTGGAGTTGCGCACTTATGGAAGCGCTAAGGCAAGGCAAAATCGTAAAGATACTGGTTATGTTCAAGCTGGAGTTTCTCAATCTCCCTTAGCAAAACATTACGAAACAATGACCGATGAGTCAATTTCTCCAAATATAGCCAAAGAATATCAACGAATGCAAAATTTGCCGCCTATGCAAAGACCAGCGGGCGTGATTGATTCGCCTTGGTTACTCAAGCTAGACCCTGAGACGCCTATCTTTTCGTTAAGCCGAGACGCTGACTTTGACAAGTTGGGCTTTGGTCACATGATGGATGTCTTGCGTGAAGACGTTGCCGCTGGTCGCATTCGTCCTGAGAAGCTGAATACGATAAGCATAGAGCAGGCGGTGCGTCGCACGCATGAGTATGACGAGACGCTTAAAGCAAATATGCTCAACGCAAGGATTGCAGAGCAAGCGAACGCAAATGTATTCAAAGAGTATCCTGAAGGGTACAAGTGGGTGCAGTTAGATCAGCCGGGCCAATTCAACCTTGAATCCGACGTTATGGGTCACTCTGTGCGTGGGTATGAACCACCCAAAGGTCACCCTGACTACACCGACATATCAGGCGACTCAGGACACGACACCTACGGTCAAGGTGGCTATGAGGCTATTAAGTCAGGCAGGGCTAAGGTTTATTCATTGCGTGACCCTAAAGGTCAATCGCACGTCACGGTTGAGGTTGGTCAACTTGATAAGCATCCAATTGGTTACGGATTGTCAGGCAAAGAAGAATTCCCCAAAGATTTCCGTTATGAACAAGGAAGCATCACGCCTGAACAGCATCAACAAATTTATCAGCGTGCAAAACAGTTGTTTAATCCCAAATCAGCCAAAGACCTAGGCCAACACCGCATGGATGTGTTCCAGCAGGCGGCAGATGAAGTGATTGGCAAGTCACCTGAGCAAATTACTCAGGTCAAAGGCAAGCAGAACGCCGCGCCTAATGAACAGTATCTGCCGTTTGTGCAAGACTTTGTGAAGAGCGGAAAGTTTTCTTCAGTTGGCGACCTTGGCAATACTGGGCTTGTAAATGTCGGCGGTAGATACTTCACCGAACCTGAACTTACCGAAGCGGCTAAAAAATATGGTCGCATGGGCGTGATGGATACCTCTTGGGAGGTAGCTAAACAACGTCACCTTGCCGCAGGGATTCCAGAGGAAGAGGCATTAAGAAATTGGGTTGAGGGCTTTAAAGAGGGTCGAGGTAGGTTTGATATTCCAGCCGAAGGCATGGCTCGTGGTGGATTGGCGTACATGAACAAAGGCGGTGCGGCCAAGGGTGCCAAAAAAATAATGAGTCTTGCCGATCAGGTCAGGGCTGAAATGGCGGCAGAAAAA